GTCGAAGAACTCAGGTGTAAGTATCCATGTAAACACGGCGTCCGTTGTGGAATTGTCAAGTGGCATAATCGTATCCAATCATATGTATGTGTAGAGGGCGAATTCCCTCATGTGAACCCACCACCTAAGCGATGAACTCACATGAAGCAGGGAGCGTAGCTCCCAACCTCACAGATGACTAAGCAGCCAACGCAGCAGCTATACGTGCTTGATAGCTAACTGGAAAAGCCTTGGCACCAGCAGCAACACGTGAAGCCATAATCTCAGCCAACAGGACCCCAGCAGCAGCACGTGTCTCTTCGGAACGAAGATTCTTTATGCATGTGTTGACGACCTTGTTAGCAGCCTTATTAGCCTCGCTATATGCCTTCGAACCACGTGCAGCCTTGGAAGCCCAGATCGCATCAGTAACAGCCACCACCTTAGTGGTCTTACGTGTAGTCTTGGCAGCCTTAGCTGGAACTTTCTTCTTAGGTGCAACCTTCGGTTCAACAGGTGTAGCAACAGGTGTGTCGAAGATTCCATTCATTGTGGCTAAAGCCACCTTCATAGCTGTGAACTCTTCATCGGAGATGATAACTGGCATGTGATTTCCTTTGGTTGATTTTGGAGGAGGCTAACCCCCCTCTCTACGTATCTCTCTTCACTATGTTCAGAGAGATACTTAGTAGAGAGGGGGATATGGGATTCGGTTGCTGCTCCTCCCAGATGTACGGTTTCGTTGCATAATGCGCAGGAAACTGCATGCATGTGAAGGAATTTACCTAGAATTTACTTAAGAAGCTCGGACTACATGCATAATGCGATCATGGTCCGCCATGCACGTGCCTACATCATGCGAGGCCACCCCCCTGGGGGGGTACCCTTCTGGCGATGCTATATGTATAGATAAGGAGAGACAGTGCGACTACGATTTTAATTCTGCCAATTATTTTGCTTATATACTTGCAACTGTCTGCGACATTGTTTAGTTTACCTAGTACCATCCCCCGCAGGGGGCGGGGGATGTTTACTTAGTACCATCTCCCACTAGATGTGGGAGATGTTTACTTAGTACCAGTTCTTATACAGTAAGTCTAATTGTCTCAAATAGCATTGAAAAGCTATAGTGAAACATAGAACTCTATAGGTGAGGTAAAGGTTATGGCACAGAACGGTGGCGGCAAGGGTTGGATAACCGACCCAGACTCAGGCATTGCCAAAATGCCTCGGCATTGGGAGTTGCTTTTGGAGTGGCTTTTGTTGGGTCCTGAGAGGCAGCCTAAGTTCCAACAGGACTTTGCTGCTGAGCATGATATGCATGCTGATTCTTTGCGTCGTATTAAGCGTGATCCTCGTTTTATTAAGGAGTGGGATAGGCGTGCGTCTGAGTTGAACATTAACCCTGAGCGTGTGCAGAGTGTTATTGATGCTTTGTGGGCTGCGGCTGCTGGTGGGGATGTTAAGGCTGCGTCTTTGTATTTGCAGTATATTGATAAGTTTACGCCTCGTCGTAAGATGATTTTGGATGATGAGCGGGATGTTGCGGGTTATAGTAATGAGGAGCTTGCTGAAGCTTTGGAAGCTGAAGTTATTGGTTTAAGGATGGTTGAAAGTGCCTAAAGTCGGTGGTAAGTCTTATTCGTATTCTAAGAAGGGTGTTGCTGCGGCTAAGGCTGCTTCTAAGAGCAGTGGTAAGAAGATGACTAATGCTAAAAAGAAAAAGAAGTGACCGACGATATTGCGCAGGATTTCAAGCAAATTCGCGTAAGCAGGCTCACCCTTGGATTAATTATGACTGTGGCTTCTGTGTCGGCTGTAGTTGTTTGGAATGCCGCTGCGGTAGCTAACCGCATTGATGGTATGGAAAGCTCTGTATCACGCTTACAAGCGGAGATGGAAGAGTATGGGGAACCTGATGCTCAGGTTCTTACTCGTCTTACTTCTATTGAGCGTCTTGTTGAAGAGTTTGATGTTAAGACTATTCAGAGTCGTCTTACTACAATTGAGACATGGGCCTATGTGGAACTAACTGAACGTTTAGAAGAACTTGAAGAGTTTTGGGATGAACTGGATCGTGACGGGGAGCAACTTCGTTATGAGCTAGATGATCTTCATCACCACAAAGATGCGTTTAGAGATATTTTGAGTCAAGACCCTAGGGATTTTGCTGTTGAAATAATGAATCAAAGGTTTAGTTGGTAATGGATAATGAACCACAAACGTTAATGGAAGTACTTGAAGAGTTCCCTGAGTTGATGGGTGAGCGTTACAATCCGTTTGATGATGATACTCCGTTGGAGTGTGGGTTAGAGAACCCTGATGTTTGTGAGTCGTGTCAATGAGGAGAATATATGTCGTTGGAGGAACTAGCTGATAAGTCTGTAGTTTGGGAAAAAGCAATTAAGCGTTTAGTTAAGTCTTTTGCTGCCATTGCTGCTGCTGTGGGCGCAGCAATGATGCCTTTAATCATGTGGTGGCCTTTTGGAGGTTCTACAGATAATGAGGTTAAAGAGACTGTTGTTATAGAGAATTGGGGTTATAGCCCTCAATGTTCTCAACTATTCAATACCATTAACTGGGGTTGGTCAGAAGAACAGTGGTCTAAGTGGGAAACACTCCGCAGAGACATGAGGTGTTAAATGGGGAGAATAAGCGAATTACGCCAAGAAGCAGAGTGGCGTAAGTGTGTCAAAAGTGAAAAATATTTTCTTGAGTCTTATTGGCACATTGCTCATCCTGCTCATGGTAGGATCTTATTCGGTCTACGTGACGCTCAAAAGGAAGCTCTTGAACGTTGGGGAGACAATAGATATTCATTAACTTTAAAAGCTCGTCAAATTGGGTGGACAACATTAGTTTCTGCTCATCAGTTTTGGTTAGCATTTTTTAAAGACGATCAAAACATTATTGATCTGTCACGTACTGAGAGAGAAGCAGTGTTGCTTCTCCGTAAAACTAAATATGGGCATAAACATTTGCCCGAGTGGATGAACGAACGGGGGCCTCAATCTCTGGTTGATCATCAACAGAGAATGGGATTTTCTAATGGTTCACAAATTACTTCGATGCCTTCAGCCTCCGATCCTGCCAGAGGGGAATCAGCCACGCTTGTGGTTGTGGATGAGTGGGCATTTTTGCCCAACCCTGAAGAAGCGTGGGCATCAATCGAACCTGTAGCCGATGTAGGCGGACGTATTATAGGATTAAGTACTGCTAACGGTTCAGGAAATTTTTTCCACAAATTGTGGACAGGTGCTACTACAGGTAACAACAAGTTTGATGCTATGTTTTTTCCTTGGTCTGCGTCACAAGATAGAGATGAGGCTTGGTATGAAGGCAAGATTGCCTCTATGCTCCCTTGGCAGTTGGCCCAAGAATATCCGACTACGCCCGAAGAAGCATTTGTCCGTTCGGGCAATCCCGTCTTTGATTTGGACGTTTTGGGAGAACTCGGAAAATTGGTCAAAGCAGGTAAACAAGGTTATTTACATGAGCTTCAAGGAGCCTTGGAGTTCAGATGTTAACGATCTGGGAAGAACCTCAGAGATGGAGCGGATACGTCCTTGGCGTGGACACGGCTGAAGGCCTTGGTCACGGCGATTATTCTTGTATCCAAGTAATTGATTGTAAAGATGGCAAACAAGTAGCTGTTTGGCATGGACGTATACCTCCCGATGAGTTAAGTCAAGAGGTATACAATCTTGGTGTTTGGTATGGGAACGCTTTATGTTGTGTCGAAGCTAACAATCATGGTTTAACTACTATTGTTGGTTTAAGACAATTAGGTTACCCTAATTTGTATCGTCGTAGAACTTTGAACTCAGCTAATCAACGTACTTCAAGCGAGTTTGGTTGGCTTACTACTCGTACTTCTAAACCGCTTATGATAGATGAGCTTGCTCAGGCTTTAAAAAATTATGAGTTAAGTCTTTTTGATGAGTATACGTTAGCTGAATTGCGTACTTATACTCGTAATGAACGTGGTGGTATGTCTGGGTCTCCTCATGATGACCGTGTTATGGCTTTAGCTATGGCTAATCAAATGAGAAAGTATGCTTATATCCCTGAATATGTTCAAAATGTAGATGATACATTTACTTTAGATTGGTGGCATAGACAAATACCACGCAATAATGTAGCTGGAGGCTCTATTCTTGGTTTAAACTCAACTCGTGGGACAGTATAAGTATATTGTAGTAACAAATTTACGCTAGGAGCGTTTAATGTCCAATAGAAAATTCAATGCTTCAGGAATGGGCGCTCAGCCTGTACTAAATGATGCACAACTTTGGAACGGTCCAATTTCTAGAGGTGGAGCGCAAACAGATGTGCCTGTCTTTGGTGGAACAGATGAAGTTCACCCTGGTGACTTGGCTGCTTCTATGGTTATCCGTGAGACCCCAACTAATTTTCAGGGTCCTGATGGAAAAGTAGAACGTGTAGCTGTGCAGCCTGATGGGTCGGTTAATAACACTTGATACCAAAAAATGTCACTAAAGAAGAATATTGTTCGTACATCGTCGGGAAGCGAGGACCGCTTCCCGACGGTGAGCTAAATGATCTTTGGGAGTGGCATTGTAAAGTTATGGGAGTCACTATGACTCTTGGATCTACTGGCCCTTTACATCGTGCACAATTGCCTGTTGAAGAACAACATATGACTCTTAAAGAACGAGAAAATAAAGTTATTGCTGATGCTCAGGCCGCAGGCCATGAGCCTGAATATGTAGGCAGACGTTGGGTGTAAAAAATGGCAAGTGAATCACGGTCAGAAAATTATAAAAGAGTACATGACCGTCTTCGGTTGGCTACTAGATGGAGAAGAGACGAAGGTTACGACAATAAATGGCAACGTTTAATTGACGTTTATCGTGGCAAAACTTATTGGAATGCCAATAACGCTAATAATAGTGGCAATGTTACTGATGATCGTATTTCAGTTAATATGGCTTTTTCGACTATAAACGTTATTAGTCCTGCTGTTTCTATCAATCATCCTAAAATTACTATTAACGCAAATAAAGAATCAGATGCTGACAGAGCAGTTTTTGTTGAAGCTGTAATCAATTATTTGTGGCGTCATTACGATTATAGGAAACCTTTTAGACGTTCAGTTAAAGATTTTCTTATAGTCGGTCATGGTTGGCTTAAAGTAGGTTGGAAATTTGTTGAAGAAGAACGTGCGCTTAATGATTATGAAATGGATGACGAGTATCAACGTTCAGTTGAAGAAGTTGATATGTTCGCTCAGGAAAGCCCTGAGTTTGCTAATGAGTTACCTACAGATGAACAAATAAGATCAAGTTTGCCTCATACAGAAATGATGATCGTTGAAGATCAACCATTTGTTGAACGTATTTCTCCTTTTGATATGTTTGTTGATCCTGAAGCTACTTGTTTGGATGATGCAAAATGGATTGCTCAAAGAATTGTTCGTCCTTTAAAAGAAGTTAAAAAAGATAAACGGTTTAAATCTTCTGTTCGTAGAAATTTGCAAGCAGATTCTGGTGTTTTGTTTCGTTGGGAAAATGATACAGAACGTGAACAATACGCTGATGAAGTTGATCGTATAACTCTTTACGAATATTACGATCTTGAAGCAAACACTATTTCAGTTTGTGCTTATGAAGCAGATGATTATTTGCTTGAACCTCAAGCTATGCCTTACAATTTTGGTCATCCTTTTGTGATGATGCGTAATTATGATATTCCTGATGTTTTTTATCCAATGGGGGATTTAGAACAGATTGAATCATTGCAGGAAGAGTTAAACAAAACTCGTTCTCAAATGGTTAACCATAGGAAACGTTATGCACGTAAGTATCTTTATCATGAGCGTTCTTTTGGTCCTGAAGGTCGTGAAGCTTTAGAATCTGATGAAGATGGACGTTTTGTTCCTGTTATAGATGAGAACAGGCCGTTAAGTGAAGTAGTTACGCCTTTGGCGCAAACTCCTTTAGCTCCTGAGATGTACAACCATTCAAGCATTATTGAAGCAGATATAAACATTGTAAGCGGGGTATCTGAATACTCTCGTGGTCAAATGCCTGAAGTTAGACGTACTGCTACTGAAGCAAGCATTATTGCTGATGCTGGCAATGCTAGATCTTCCGATAAGTTAGCTATTATTGAGTTAGTTATTGGTGATGTAGCTAGACGAGTGTTGCAATTGATGCAACAATATATGACTCGTCCTCAAATGGTTCGTATCAC